AGTATTTGGCAACCACCCATTCACTTGCAATGGTTTCGGCAGATTGTGCCAAATAATCAAAAAACGGCATTTGGGTTTGGTATCGCTGAACATAATCTGCCATCTTTGTGCCATGTTCGCTTAATTTAACTGCCGCCAACATGCACACGCAATGTTCTTCAGGCGTCAGTGACATTTTCAACGGCAATCACCGCAAAACCAAATAATGTTTTCGGTGTTGTCATAACCCTTTTGATACCCAAATTTATCAAATTTCTTTAACTGTGAACATTTGTCACATTGGTCAATTTTGTATTCAGCGACCACCACACCATTGCACATTAATTTGGCGGTCATACTTTGTATATGGATTACTTCCATGTAATCACTCATTGCGCCATCATCACAATCAATGCAACAATCAAAATCATTTCAAAAATAACTAGGGCGCAAATTAACTTTTTCTTGTTCATAGCTGATTTCGCCATTGTCCGTCACTGCCTAGCATGTACCAAACGGGTTCACATTGTGTGGCTTTTGTTTTCTCAGTGCAGAAATAGCCGCCCCATGCTTTCCCGGTCTTTTCGGATTTCCCTTCTTTCCAAATGCGCGCGCCATGCTTGCAACGTGGCTTTTCTTCAACCAATTGCCCACCCAATTGCGTGGTAATTTCTTCAATGCTTGAACCTAGCGTTGAAATACCTGCGTCTTGCAATGAAGGGTCTTCTTTGTAACTTGGAATTTCACCCCATGTTTTTGTCCAATAGTCATAATCTTGCCCCGCTTTTACTTCTTTTGTTGAAAGGTCTTCAACCTGTTGCATTGTTTCTTGCGTGCTTCTTTCAGCCCCGCCCATAACCAGTTGTTGCACCCGCATTATTGCGCTTGTTGTTGTATCTTCGACAAAACAACGTGCCCTGTTTTTTCCATAGGCGGCTTGATAGCCAAATGCAAAATCAATTCCAGCGGGTAGCAAATCTTCAGCATTGCGAAATGCTTTGGCTTCAATTAGTGCAAATCCTTTTTCGGCACTAAATTCAACAATGCGCGTTTCAATGCGCCCGTTTGGGTAAGTCAACCACCAGCGTTCCAGGCGTGCGCGGCTTGCTTCGTAGTTGTCCAGGAATCCCATTTATTTCACTTCCCTGCTTGCGTGACGGCTTACTGCCCGCCCGCGTGTGAAACCTTCACGGCTTCCGTCTTTGTGTCCCCTGGCATAACCGACTGCACTAAACATGACACACAAAATGCCAATCAAAATCAAACGCCAAACTGTTTGTGGGTCTAACAAATCAACAACCATTTTAGATTCTCCCGCTTCTAAGCGGCGAAATTGCCGCCTGGATTAAGGGTGAGGCATGCCACTGACAAAATCAACCTTCAAGCGTGGTTTTGGGCGTGTCTTAGTCGCTTTTCCGCAATGCCATTTCCAGGATTAGGGTGTCAAGTCTTTGTTCAATTCGGCTGACCTGGTCTTTCAGGCTTTTGCCACTGTTCGGGGTTAATTCCCGCATGATTGATTTCACCATGAATCGGGTTGACGAATAAACGGCAGTCAGCACCGCAATGACAAGCCCACCAACCGCCGTCCATTCGCCCACGCTCACTTGTTGCCAAATGCCTTGTCATTGGGATTGAGCCAACGCAAAACAACTGGTGCAAGGGCTGCAATACCCGCGCTCAATAACGTTTTTGGGTCAGTGATTCCTGCCATGTATAGGGCAAGAATTGCAGCTAAAAATGAACGCGCCCAAGACGCGCTTATGGCTTTTGCTTTTTCCATTGTGTCTTCTCCTTTTTCGGTTTTTCTCCCGATTGTGAAAATGCAACTTTTGGAAAGTCGCCTTTGTATGGAACAAACTTGGGAATTCCAAACCCAAGAATTTCTTTTCCTTCACCGTAATTGCGAACCTTGACCATGACCATTCCACCGTTGCGTTGGTCGCCGCTGCCACTGGTGTTGCCTTCGATTGTCATGCACTGATTACCTGGCATTAATCCAACAACAATTCCAATGTGTGAAATACGGTCAACGCCGTCATGTGGAAAATCCATAAACGCCAAATAACCCAATTGCGGCATGTTTGACCAACGGTTCATTTCTTTGAATTTGTGCGCACCAATGGAAGTGCCAACAACTGAATGAATTTTGACGCCTGCTTGGGCTGCACACCAATTGACAAAACTGCCGCACCAGGGCAAACCGTCTGCTTTTGTAAATTTGCCGTACTTGGTCAGGTTGTCGCCTTCTTCAACTGTTCCAATTTCCGCTGCTGCAACTTCAATCAACCTGGCATTTGTGCCGTCAGGGTAAGTCATGTCAACTCAATAAAAGTTTGGCTTCATCGGCGGTAATTCCAAGTTTGACTAATAAGGCTGCTTTGTCGGCTTCGGATTTAACAATGGCTGCTTTGTCGGCTTCGGATTTTGCCTGTAGTTCCTGATAATCAGCAAATTCGGCTTCTGTCATTTCACGGTCAATGACTTCATTGGTTTCCGTATTGTGAATTCTAATTATTGGTTTTGTCATTTAATTCACCCCATAAACTAGGATTGTTCCACCTGAAAATGTGCCAGTTGTCACAATGACTGTAAAAGACGTTATTGCCGCCGTTGTTCCAATTGAACCAGCTATTAAGGCAGGTCTGTCACCAGCGTTGACAATGCCATAAGATAAAAACGATTTGTAATGTGAAGTGTTTGCATAGTTGTCAATGGTAATGCAAATTGAACGTAAAGCAAGTCCAGCAGTAACATTTGCACCAATGTTCATGTCGCCGTTCATTGTTGAAATTGCGGCAGGTGTGTAATTTACACCTGAATAAGATGTAATAGATGAGTTGCCATTTGGTCTAAAAAAGAAATTGTCATTGGAATTGTAAGCAATACCCAAAAGAAAAATTTTTAATGTGTTGTAAGCACCTGAAATGCTGCTAACTGTTGTGCCTACACCTGAAGCCGTTGTGGTACTAAGTAAAGTCATGCTTCCACTTGCAGGTGTTGCCCATTTGACTTTGTAAGGTGAAACGGTTGTGTCAGCCGTTAAAACTTGCGCCGTTGTTCCAATTGGCAAATTGTCATAAGTGCCTGAACCTGTACCAACAACAATGTCACCTGCTGCCGTGATTGTTGTTGCCATGTCATTTGTAACTGTAACCGTGCCGCTAGTGCCGCCGCCCGTAATTCCCGTGCCAGCCGTCACACCAGTTATGTCACCAGGGTTTGCCGTCACCCAAGTAAAGTCCAAGTCAGTCGCACTGGTCTTGGACAAAACCTGTCCAGTTGTTCCGCCTAATAAATCCGCAAAATCAGTGTCAACTGCTTGTCCAAAAACTTCAAAATCTGCAGGCAAATCCGTGACCAAATCGGTCGCCGTTGGCATTTGCCAGCCAAAATTGCTTGTTGGATTTGTCATTTGTTCCCCTTTTCTAAGCCACTATTGTGGCATTTTCCCAATCTAATGTCGGCAACACGCTTGCCCACGTTTCTGTTATTGGCACATCATTCCAACGCATTGCCTGCAATGAGTAGGCAAGGGGCGATAGTAACAATGTCACGGACAATTCATTGAAACCTGCCCTAAATGACCAGCCTTCAACAAAACCTTGAAATGTGCCTGCGCTCATGTTTAACGGCAAATTGACCAGGGCAATGGCTTCACCCATGAAAACACCAATTAGGTTGTCACGGTCGCCGTCATCAATTTCAGGGTTGGTCAGGTCAAATGTGATTTCACTAAATATGGGCTGCGGTTGAGCGCGTAGGGTTAAATAAAATTGGGCTTGGTCTAGGGCGTCTGCCGCGTGCTTTATGGTGGTATTAATAATTTGAGCAAGTTGACCGTATTGAACAATTGAAGCGGCGTCATTAGCTGATTCTTCAAATTGGCTTGTTGTTCCGTACTTAATAGTTACGTCATTGCGCACGTCACCCACCCGCGTTTCAATGCGCAACCCTGCTGCCCGTGCCTGGTTTGCGTCTAAATCAACATAACCGTTTGTTGCCAAATAAACGGTGCGGTGTGTTGAATCGGCATACCCAATAAGCCCTTGCGCGTCTTCATAAATATAGCCTAAACCTGACGTGGCTAAGGCTGAAACCAACGCATAAACGTTGGTACGGTCTGAAGTGCGCGCTGCCAATTCATAATTTCCAGGGACATCAATTTCACCCATTCCGTTGTTTTCGGCATTTGCCCACGTCATTGTTGGGTCATAAGTTGCCCAAGTTTCTGCCCCTGGTACTTGCGCCCATGTTGCAAATAAGACTTCATGCAAAATGTCATAAATCTGTGTGCCGTCAAAATCTTGCGCCAAAACACCATTTGTCAGGGCTTTTGGCAAGCGCGCCAATGCACCCAATGCCGTGATTGAATAAGTTTGACTGAAGCCAATTTGCCCCGCGTCCCGTACTGACAAACCAATGTCCACCACGTTGCCACCAAAAATGGGAACAAACACCGCTGCACTGTCTTTGACTGAAATACCAATGGTTGAATTGATTGAAACGGGAATTGCCGTTTGTGTGGTGTCAATTAATTCAATGGTGCAAAATCCCGCTTGGGCTTGTTCATAGATATTGGTTCGCCCGCTGCGAATGATTAGGTTTGCCAAAATTGCAGTGGTGTAAGGAACACCGTCAATTTCAACTTTCCAAATAGGATTCCAAATGGTCATACCGTGACCAAATTGCTTGAACCGCCCGTGCCGCGATACGTTGAACGGTTAAGTGTGTCTATCATTACGCGGGCAGCGTCTTCAGAATTAGTTGCCCCATTGACGGTCAAATTGATGACTGTTGATGGCGCGGTCGCCAATTCCGCGCGGCGTATTGCCGCCGATTGAGTCAATGCTGATTGGAAAACAGGCGCGGTGATTGCAGCCATTCCTGCGTTGCGTTGAGCGTAATCGGACGCGTTGACCGTGCCGCCGCCTGAAATACCAAGTCCAAGTCCCGCAAAAGGGTCGGCTGCGGCGGCTGCGGCTGCACCAGCCTTAGCACCAGCGGTGACTGCCCCTGCCACCGCTGCTGCTACTGCCCCACCTGTTCCGCCTGTTCCTGTCCCTGTTCCTGTCCCTGTTGTTGCCCCGCCGCCTGAAATTGCACCTGGTGCGCCTGTTGTGGCAAAAGTTTGACCGCCAATTTTGGGAATCAAGGAAATGTCACCAAATGGTAATTTATTGTAAGCAGAAATAATTGCATTGATTCCATCAATTGCACCGTTGATTAAGGGTTTCAATGCCCCTAAGACTTTTGCAAATATAGCTAAAACCACTTCAGCCACGTCACCAATGACCGTCACGGCTGCGCCAATGACCTTGCCAATGATAGGTGCAAGGGCTTTGACCACGTCAAAAAATGCTTGAAAATTGTCTTTGTTGTCAACTATAACTTTTTTTAACTTGTCAAAAACTGTAATCCAGGCTTTGAAAATTGGTTCAGCCACGTCACGAACAACACCAACAACGTCCGTGATTATCTTGCCCAATCCCTGTCCCTCAGTCAGACTGAAAGCATTTGAAAGTTTGTCAATGATTGGCACGGCTTGGTCATTAATAAAAGTGATGATTTTTTCTAAAACGGGCAACAAGGCAAAACCAATGGTTTCTTTTGCTTCATCAAATGCCACATTCAAACGGTCAAGTCTGCCTTGAAATGTTTGGGCTTCTTGGGCTGCAAATCCTGCAAAAGAACCACGCAAACTTTCATAAACCAAATTAAAATCTTTTGTTTTCAAAATTGATTGGTCAATGCCTAAACCTAGTTTTCCAAGTGCGTTGGTGTTGCCGTCATACGCCTTGCCTAGACTGTTTGAAATCGCTTCCAATGGCTTGCCCGTTGCGCTGGATATATCCAACGCCAAACTTAATAATTTCTGTGCTTCTTCAACGTCTTTGGTTGAACGAACCAAACGTGAAAATGCCGGGCGTAACTCATCATCTGTGACACCTGTTGCCAGGGCAGTTTTTGTTATGTATTTTTCAACCGCTGCAATTTGAGCGTTGGTTGCCCCCGTTGTATTTTCTAAAGTCAACGCAAGAATTCTTTGTGCTTTCTCATCTTCCAATGCAGCCTTAACGCCATCAATTCCAATTTTGACTGCATAAGCGGCGGCGGCAGCTGCCGCGGCAACAAACGCCGCTGCCATTAATTTGCCAGCCTTTCCAATCTTGTCGCCAAACGTGTCAACGTCTGCCCCACCCTGTTTTAAGGATTTGTTCAGGTCAGAAACGTCACCAAGAATTGAGAGTTTGAGCGTGCGACTGCCAGCCATTAGTTAAACTCCCTTATGATTTTTGAAAAGGATTCTTCCCAACGCTTGACAATTTCAGGTTGGGCAGTGCGCAAGGTTGGATAAATGAACCACCCCCGTGACCCACGCCCTTCACGCCCTGACCAAACTGGAAATTGCTTCCAACGGTTTGAACCAAATTCAACACCGCCCCACACCTGTTGGGTGGTTGCACCGCCGCTAAATTTCTGACCAGCAAAACCAAATGAAATTTCGCCAATCTTTGAAGACTTGGAAACTTTTGCACCTTCAGCGACTCTATTGTCAACCAAATTGCGCGTACCCCTGGACGCCGTAACAATTCTGCCTTTGACCCATTCGGCAAGGGCTGAAGTTTCTTGTTTTGCTTGGGCAGTGGCTTCTTCATTCATTGCCTTGAATGAACCAATGATGGCGCGCAATTCTTGCTTGTCATAACCAATGGTCACTTCATTTGCCATTGTTCCGCCCTTCCAAAATTTCAATCACGGTCAAAATGTCTTCAGCGGTTTCAAATTCGTTTGGGGCTAACCCTGTTGCCAGGGCTAGTTCCCAAACTACTCTTGCAAGGCTTCCGACTGGATAACTTTTGGGCTTGCTTCACCCACAATGACTTCAGCAATGGTGTCTGTCCAGGCTTCAAGCGGTTTGACTGGTTTGCCACCCGCTTCACGCCGCATGGCGTGATAAGCCAAAAACACCAAATCTGAAATGCCAATTTTGTCTTGCGCCTGGGCAATGGTGTTGCCCGTGCTTTTTTCCCAACGTACCCATTCAGGCGGGGCGGCAATGTAAGTTGCCTGTTCGCCATTGTTGAATTCAATTGTGATTGGTAGTTTCATTTTCTTTTCTCCCGATTCTAGTTTTTAGCTGAATGTTTCTGTGACTTCGCCCTGGTAGACCTTCCAAGTGAATGTAACGGTTTGAGCGTCCATGCCCGCACCGCCTGCGCTTGGATAATTTAACAATGCGTCAAATACAAATTCCGCACCTGTTGTTGCTTCCATTGTAACTGTAACCACGCCATTTGGTGTGGTATCGCAAGCCGTCCAAATTGCTTCACAAACGCTGCTTGCCTTGCCCCAATCCGCAAGCATTTCCAAAACAAATTCCGCTTCAACATTCGTCACAAAATAGGCTTCGCCATCTAATGTTTGGTACGTTTGACGGTCAAATGATTTGGTTAAAACTGCACTGGTCGCTTGGGCTTCAATGTCTGTTCCACCTGTGAAAGACAACGAAATGTTACGACCAGTGATGACTGTTGTTGCCATTTCTTTTTCTCCTTAGTTCGTTTGCGTGTAATAGGTTGTAACGTTTATGTCAGCCACCAACATTGGACTTTGTCCTACTTCCAACACTGTTGGCTTTTCTATCGTTCCCAACTCATATCCTGCGGGCATTGCCGCAAGAATTCCAATTATTAGTTTTTCAAGGTTGTCTAATGAACCTGCATTGCTATTGGACGCGACAATGACGCTAATGACAAAATTGATTTGAACCTTTGTTGTTGACCCATTAATTAAGACAACTTCCATGTATGGCGAACCTGGCAAAATACAAATGGCAGGTGGGATTGGTGACTCAGGCACGGATTCATAAACGCTGGCTTGCAAGGCTGAAAATGAATTTGCCAGGGCTGCGCGTGTGCCTGCAATGCTAGACGCTGGCATTATTGGACGACCGTTTCAACGTCCAGGTACGGCATGAGCAATGTTGACACCCTGTTGGTCAAACTTCTTCCCATTCTGTAAGGCGTGCTAGTAAAGTCCACACCCTCAATTTGTCCACCTGCTGCAACGCGCGACTGGAACACTTCAACGCTGACTGCCAAAATTGCAGATTCAATTGCAGGTGTTGAAGCGTAAATGTTAGCTGCTGAATAGCCTGACAATGTTGCCTTGCCGTTTGGAATAATCTCACGCAATGTCACGTCACTTGAAACATTTGCGGCGGTAAAAAAGTGAACGCCAATCAAGTCGCCCAATGTGACGGTTGCAGTAAATGGCGCGGGCAATCCAGTAACAATCACGCTTTGACCTTCAACAAAATGGTGAGCGCGTTGGGTGTAGTAATAAGCCACGTTTGTTTTCAATTCGTAAGCCGTAATTGCTGAAACGTTGGCAACCAGCATTGGCAAAATGACGTCTTCAGCCGTGTTAATGATTTCGTCTAAATAGGCGTCTGAATAAAGTGAAACTGACACACCAAGCACCGTGCGTAATTGACCCGCCGTCACAATGCTAGGCATGCCAGTTTCCTTTCTACTGCTGCGGCAGAATCGGGAGAATCTGCCGCATGATTGTTTTTGTTACTTGTTGTTACGGAACGCGCCGCCCGCAAGTTTAACTGCGACCGCGCCAAATGAATAAACGCCAATGTTAATTGAACCATCTGCCGTTGATTCTGCCCGCAATTGATACTGTGTGCCTTCATACCATGTGTATGCGGAAGGATTCACAATAAGTAGTGAACCATCATCTGAACCACCAGGTGAAGCAAAATCAGCATACAAATCAAGCCCTGCAACGTTCCCGCGCAATGAATCGGGACGCAACGCGCCACCAGCATTGGAAGGTTGGGAAGCCATGTAAATTGGGCGTCCGTTTTCGTTGAGTGACATTGTGTTTGCCCATTGGCTTGAACCCATGATTATGTTACGGGCAAAACCAGTGGTGTTTGAATAAACGGAAGCCGCACCGCGTGAAACGTATGCAAGCAATTCGGCAGCCGTTGGAAGTGCTGAAAGTGTTGTTCCATCAACTGTTGCATTTGTAACAAGAATGTTGTTGACATAAGCGTTTTGCGCCTTAGCCATTGCCGCAACCATGTTAGTGAGTAATTCATTGTAAAATAATGGTGAAGTCCTGGTCAATAATTCCACCGTGAAATTTTGCTGACCCGCAAATTTTTTGACGTCAACTGATAGGAAAGCACTCTCCATGTTTGTGTCAGAAAATGCGCTGCCTTCATTTGTTTGTGCAACTGTTGGAACAACGGAAATTTTTGGAATTTCAAATGTCATTCCAGCGTCAGGCAATGCACCGCGTGAAATGGCGTCAATGCTTGGGCGAATTGTGCTTGCAAGTCCGTTAATTACTTCAGTCAATTGACGTGTTGGAACAAGTCCTGCTGAATCTGTGGTGTTGTTATCAGCTGCCATAACATACTGGCGTGCGTCTTCATTACCCAATGCGGCAAGCACCTTGTTTTCAAGATATTTTGCAGCAGTAACTTCAATGCGTGGTTTGGTTTTGTAGCCACCTACTGCGTGAGCAGCGGCGGTGACTGACTGTGCGGCTTCTACCGTTTCGGCGGTTGAAGCGTCTTTGACGGTGTCTTCCACTTTGTCTTCCCCTTTGTTAGTTGGTATTTCTTCAGTTTCAGTTGTTGAATCTGAAATTTCATTGTCTTCCGTTGCAGCCACTTCAGCCACACGCGCTGACCTAATTGCAGGTTCGCTGGTTAATGCAACGCCTGTCAAGTCACCCTTCAAAACACGGATTGTTCCATCTTTAAGTGTTTCATATTCATCAAATGAAACTTCAACGCTGAATCCGTCCCGCAAACCTTCTTGCGCTTCAACCAATGCGTCAGTGCCAGCAGTGGTGTTTGCAATTTTGAAAGTTGCGTCAATGCCTTTGTCGCTTGATTGGATTGACAATGTTTTGCCAATGCGCCGCGTGCGGTCATGTTCCAAATTCAACATGACGGGTTCAGGTGAAATTGAATCACTTGCAAATTGTAATTTGCCCATTGACGTGTTGCCTGTTTCTTCAAACGTGACAATGCGACCGGTGATTGTGCGGCTGCTTGAATCGGCAGCCGTGATAAGCATTGGTGTGATTACTTTTTTCATAGCAGCATGTCTTCTTCCTCGCGTATTTCATCAACGCTCATTGCGCCAATGCGGTTTAAGATTTCATAAACTTGCGCACGTTCAAATGGATTGCCGCGCAAGAAATCGTCCAAATCAAATTTGACTGTATTGCCAGCGGGCGTGAAATCTGCAAATGAAAGTCTTTCTTCAATTATGTGCATGTAATTTCTAAACGCAAAATCCACTAAATCACGCCGCTTGTCAAGCGCGTTGGCATAAGTAAAACTTGATTGTTGAGAGTCTGTGAAATAGGCGGGCAAATTGCAAGCCCTGCTTAATTCTAAACTAACGTAGTTTCGGGCTTCATTTAGCTGCAAATTACGCGGGTCATAACCAATTGTTTCCAATGTGACATCAGCATTCAGAAATGCCGTTGAACGGGACGCGCGGGCGGTTTTCCAGGCACTCAACAATTTTGAAACGCGGTCAGCGGGTAATGACGTCCCATTTGATTTCAAAACCATTTGTGGAATTGGCTCATTGGCAAAATTCATTGCCGCACGTTCCAGGGCGGCTGCTGCTTTTATTGTGCGACCAGCGCGACTGAGCAACCCTTCTTGCGTGCCATTGAAGACGACCAAATTTGCAGGGTCAACAAATGAACCGTCAATTGAATAGGAAACAATTTCAAACCCAACACCATTGGTTTGGATTGTTACGCGTTCAGGTGCAATTCTTTCCATTGCGCGAATTCTGCCCGTATCGGCATACCTGTCATTAACGTAGGCATAAGCGGTTGGGAAAAAAAATAAATCTGAAATAATCCACGCCCAAAATGTAACCCCTGGGATTCTTGGGTCAGGCTGGTTGATAACACGCGGTTGTGATATTTTCTCGCCCGTTGCCTGATTGCGGGTGTGCATAGGCAATGAAGCAATGGTTTGGACGATACCCAATGCACGCGCAACCGTTGGCACGCTCATGGCTTCAGCGCGTGAAGCATTGACTATTCCACCAAATAAAAAGAGATTTCCTATTTCACTATAATAAGGCGCAATGCTGGAAGCGTCAACTTCTTGCGTATTAGCTGGAACGGCAGCAGATACTTTTGCCCGCGTAAATAAATCAGAAAATCCCATGTAGAAATTGTGTCAGACTTTTACTCTCACCCAACCATAATGTCAAGGTCATTGACTGGGCGTGTCGCAAAATGCGTCAACAAGGCAGTTGCCACCGCGCCACAAACGATTTTTGCGCTCGCGCGTCTTCCAATAACCCACCCGCCGTCCCCACGCCGCAATTGCACGGCTGAAAGAATTTCGTCCGTCAATTGGGCTTGCCCCCTATGTTTTAGCCTGCCTGAATTGATAGCCGACAAAAGTTCGTCACATGATTGCGGATAAGCGTTGTCCATGTCATAAATTGGGATTCCAGCAGGTGCAAGCCTGGCAGCCACCGCCCCTGAAGTCTTGCGAGAATACAAAACGTATTCGGTCGGGTACTTGCGCGCGTAATCTGCCAAATCATTGGCAACTGCCCTATCGTCTAACTGCAAGGCATTTGACCAGGTGTGAAGTAATTTGACCACAAACGTTTCATCACCCAATTTTTGGGCGGCAACCAAACTTCCATTTTTTCTATCAGGGGACAAGTCAACGGCAAGCCATGTCAATTTGTCAGGGTCAAGGTCAACTGACTTGTCCAGGCATTTTGCCCATGAACCTGAGTCAACTGCACTTGAAATGGCAATAACCCACCTGCACAAAACTTCAGTCATAACCACGTCAGGCGGGTCATTCAAAACGCTTTTGATATTGTCGGAATGGATTGTCACGCCCATTGCGGGATTGGCGTGCCTGGCATTTTCAACGCTAATTTCGTCAGTTGGGGCTGACCATTCAAAATATCCAATTTCATCTTCCGCACCTGCAATTTTTGCCAACGCCCTATCACGAAAAGAATTCAAAACTACGCTTGCAGAATCACCCGCGTTTGTGTAGCACATGACCATTGGGTTTTTAGCTGCTAAAAGGGTGTAGCGCAAACTTGCAAAACTTTCAAGGTCGGTCTGTTCGCGCAATTCGTCCAGGTGGACGGTTTCAGGTCGGGACACACCGCGTGCGGCTGACCCACCTGCCTTGACCATAAATCGCGTCCCGTGCAATGTTTCGATTTCTTCAGCCCCATGCGCCCAACGCACCCGTTTGACCTTTTTTGCCAACGTGTCATTTGCTTCAATAAGTGAAATTAATGCCCTGAATTGTTCCAGACTTGTTGCCAGGCGGTGCGCTGAACCGATTTGCAACGGTTCTTCCCATAGGAAAAGTCCACCCAAAATGCGAATCTGTTGCAAAAATGATTTTCCGTTTTGCCTGGCAACGGTGCAGATATTTAAGGGGGTCGCCCATCTGCCGTCAGGTTTGATTTTGTGAGAGTGAATAAGCATAAATTTTTGCCATTCCATAAGGGAAATGTCCAAATCAGCCGCCAAATCAATCAATTCATGCCCGC